AGCCTCCCGTCTCCAAGACGAAGACGAACATCCTCAAGTCGGTTGAACGCTTGGGCGCGAGTCAGACCTCAGAGAAAGACAGTACCTGAATGTTCGACCTGCGCACTGGTAGCGGACAAGCCGTCTAGCACGGACCCGCAAACGCCATAGCAGACAAGCCTGCATTCGAACGGGACGCCGCACCCCATAGCGGTTTTCATTTCGAAAGGCACCCAGCGCCATGTCGCTGAATTACAACCCGACACTCTTTGCCCAGGATTTCAAGGCTGCCCTTGAACTGGGTCTTCAACAGCAGGGCTCGAAGCTCCGCCCCTACGTCATGTCCTCGACCGTTTCCGGTGCGAAGCAGGCTGTAGCGGTAGACCGTGAAGAGGCAATCGAAGCCTCCATCGTCACGGGCCAGCTTCAGACAAAGGTTCCCGTCAACGCAGCCGTCACCCGTCGTTGGGTTCAGCCGGTCAGCTATGACGTGACCCAGATCATCGACCACTTCGACCAGTTGAAGATGCTCAATGACCCTTCCAGCGCGAAGGTTCAGAACGCGATCAACGCCATCGGTCGCGAGATGGATGACGAGATTATCACCCAGATGTGGGGAAGCGCCGTCACGGGTGAAACCGGCGGTTCGACCCAGGCATTCGACACGACCAACTTCCAGATTGCTGTGAACTACGAAGCCGCTGCCAACACGGGTCTCACCGTGGCGAAGCTTCGTGGTGCCCTGCGCAAGCTGCGCGCGGCTCACAATGACCTCGACCGCGATCCGCCGGTCTGCGTCATCAACGCGAAGATGGAAGACGACCTGCTGAAAGAAGCGCAGGTCATCGGTCGCGAGTACAACGACAGCATGGTTCTGAAGGAAGGCAAGGTCGATTCGTACCTTGGCATTCAGTTCGTGCGGTGCGAGCGTCTGGACACGTCCACCTACTACCGCTGCCCGCTGTTCGTGAAGTCGGCCATCCACCTGAAGACGTGGGAAGACATCACGACGAGCGTGACCATGCGGACGGACCTGCGCGGCGACCCGTGGCAGACCTACGCGATGGCGACTTTCGGTGCGACCCGCACCCACGAGTCGAAGATCGTTCAGATTCTCGTTACAACGTAAGGAACGATTGAAATGGCTGTTACCAACGAAACCACCCCGGAATTCAAGGACGTTACCGATCCGCGCACCAATGGTGGCGTATCGAGCGTCTACTTCCGGGACCTGCAGTACATCCCGTTCAACTTCACGCAGGGTGCTGCGGCTGGTGACGCCACGTCCACGATGGACCTGGTGTACCTCCAGCGCGGTCGCTACGTGATCCTCCCGAAGCTCAGCCTCATTCGCTGGTCGGCTTTCGGTGCCTCGCGCACGCTGGATGTGGGCATCACAGCCCATACTGACGAAGCGGGCGCAGCGGTTGCGGCCTCACTGGCCCGTTTCGATGACGACGTTGACGTGTCGGCGGCTGGCTCAGCGGCTCTGGGTTCCGACCTTGCAGCGGCTGACTTCTCGGGCGTCTACCTGAACATCGGCGGTTCGACCAACACGGACGGCGCAATCATCCGCGCCACTGTAGCGGGCGGCACGATCCCGGCGGCGGCAACGCTGGTCGGCTACCTCGTGGTTGCCAAGATCGCCTAAAGCAAATCGGGCGGGGGCTTAATCTCCTCCGCCCTTCACTCTCTCGGAGATATAGCCAATGGCTACGGTTCAGCTTTCCTGGGGTACCGGCGATACACTCGACGGTCCCAACTATGTGACGGAAGCAACGGGCGGTTCAGCCCCGTCCGAGAAGGTCGCTCTGAACGTGGCGGACGGTACTTCGAAAGAAGCCGTTCTCATTGCGCTTCAGTTGTTCCGCGACAAGATCATCCAGTCCCAGAACCTGCCGTAACCCGAGGGGCCTTAACTCATGGCCTCAACGTGGACGGTAACGCAGATTGCCAACCTGGCCCTAACGAAATTGGGGCCGGGTTCTGGCTATCTGAGCGACCTTGCGTCTGACACCACCATCGCAGGCCAAGCCCTTAACCGGGTCTATGAGATGGTCCGTGATGAACTGGTTGAATCCCACCCATGGAATTTCGCAGTCAAGCGCGTGGAACTCGCTGCGGACGTAGACACCCCCGCATGGGGCTATGACTACCAGTACACGCTTCCGGCTGACTGCCTGCGCTTTCTCTCCGTCGAGGGAACGAAGGTCGATTACCAGAACGAGATCGACAAGATTCTGTGCGACGAGCAGGGGCCGCTGAACATCCGGTACATCTACCGGGTGACGGATACCAGCAAGTTCAGCCCTACCTTCGTAGCCGCTCTCTCAGCCCGCTGGGCCTTCGAAATTTCGGGGATTGTGGAAAGTCGGGTTACGCCGGGTCAGCTCTGGGAAATGTACGAGCGGTTACTCGGGCAGGCCAAGCGCGCGGACGCGCAGGCCAATCCAGCCGAAGAAATGCCGGATGGTGACTGGCTGAACGCGAGGGCCTGACACCATGGCAAAGAGCCAGCACGCCTTCACAGCCCTGAACGCCGGTGAACTCTCCCCCCTGCTTGAAGCGAGGGTGGATAAGGAATTCTATGGGGTAGGGCTTAAGTCCTGCTCGAACATGATCCCGCTGACACAGGGACCTGCCGCTATGAGGAGCGGAACCCAATACGTCAAGGCGGTCAAGAATTCATCCAATCGAACGGCGCTCATTCGCTTTCAGTTCGGGTTGACGCAGGCGTATGCCATCGAGGTCGGGGACCAGTATTTCCGGTTCTATAAGGACCACGCGATAATCACGCAGACGGCGACCAACATAACCGCCATTACTAAAGCCAATCCTGGGGTTGTAACCTCTACAAGCCACGGCCTGACCACGGGTGACAAGGTCATCCTGTCCTCGGTAGGCGGCATGGTGGAACTGAATAACCGGGAGTTCACGGTTACGGTTCTGACCGCCAACACCTTCCAGCTTCAGTCCGAGAACACCAGTTCCTACACGACCTACACGTCAGGCGGGACGGTCGCGAAGATTGTGGAAGTCGCTACCCCTTACACGCAGTCGGACCTGTTCGATAGCGCGGGCGTCCTCCAGATCAGTTTCACGCAGTCGGCGGATACGCTCTACATTGTCCATCCGTCCTACGCGCCGCGCAAACTAACCCGCACCAGTCACACGGCATGGACGCTCAGCACGGTTACGTTCTCAGGTGGGCCGTTCGCGCAGACGAACGCGGACGACACGAAGTGGGTCTTCATTGATAACGCTTCGACCTATGACGTGGGGACTAGCGTTACCTTGCGCTCAAACTCGGCAATCTTTGAAAGCGGCCATGTGGGCGGTCTTTTCTTCATGGAAGAGGTTTTTTATGCGGACGGGTTCGGTTCCGGCGATGTCCTGCCGTGGCAGTCTGGGGGCACGGACGGCTCAACGGGCCAGCTAAAGACGAATGACGGGAACGTGTACCAGAACATTCGCGCCCTTGCTTCGACGCTTGGGCAAATCGCCCCGACGCACACAATCGGCGAGGCGTGGGATGGGTCGAACCCGAGCTTCCGCTCTCTCTGGCGCTACCTGCATTCTCACTGGTGCGTGCTGGAAATCACGGCTTACACGTCATCCACGCAGGTGACGGCTACGGTCAGGACCTTCCTCTGCCAGGGGCTAAGCCGCAGTCCGACCAATATCACAAACTGCGTGAACAATGGCGCGGGCGCTCCGCGAATCACGCACGCTTCGCACGGCTACTCAACGAACGATTACGTCCTGATTGAGAACGTGACCGGCACAACCGGGGCGAACGGCTCATGGCAGATTACTTCAGTGGGCGCGAACACCTACGACCTGATCGGGGCGACATTCAACGCGCCGTGGGGTGGGGGTGGCAGGGCTCGTCGTTACGCCACGTGGAAATGGGCATTCGGTGCGTTCTCCGCCGCGAGGGGCTACCCCTCCGCAGTAGCCTTCCATGAGGACAGGCTTTGCTTCGCGGCTACTGCAACAGACCCTGACACGGTGTGGATGAGTGAGTCTAGTTCATACGAAAGCTTCTTCCCCCGGGACGCGAACCAGATCACGGCTGCGAACTCGATCACGGTGACGATGTCATCCGGTGAGGTGAACAAGATTGAGGGGATGCAGGGCACGCCTGACGGGCTGCTTGTGTTCACGGCAGATAGTGAAAGCCTGATTGCCCAGGCGGCAACGAATGAGCCCCTAGGCCCCAATAACGTCCGCGCCATCTCCCTGTCCAATTACGGCGTTACGGATGTAAAGCCTGTCCGTATCGGCGGGGCGACCATGTTCATTCAGCGTGGCGGGCGGAAGGTAAGGGAGTTCCTCCAGACCAGTGACGGCTTTGTCGGCAACGACATCATGATTCGGGCGGAGCATCTGACATCCCAGTATGGGATTATCAGCATGGACTTCTGCCAGGAGCCGGACGCCATCCTCTGGTGCACCCGGTCGGACGGAAAGCTTCTGAGTTTTACCTACCAGAAGGAGCAGAACGTCCTTGCATGGTGTCAGCATCAGCTTGGCGGTTACTCGGACGCGGGGAGCACGCTCGAACCCATCATTGAGTCAGTCGTTCAGGTCCCGAATTCGGATGGGTCTTATAACGAACTGTGGCTGACGGTTAAGCGGTACATCAATGGGGCTACCGTTCGCTACATCGAATACATCAAGCCGCGCTGGGTGCGGGGAACCGACATCACGGACGGCTTCTTCGTGGACTGCGGGCTTACGTATGACGGCGGTGCGGTGTCCACTATCAGCGGACTGAACTGGCTGCGCGGGCAGTCGGTCACGATCCTTGCGGACGGGAAGGTACATCCAGCGAAGACCGTATCCAGCACGGGAACGGTGACGCTCGACTACACAGCCTCGACCGTTCATATCGGGCTTGGGTATGTGGGCAGGGTTCAGTTCCCTAGACCAGAAGCGCAGCAGCCAGACGGCACAGCCCAAGGCAAGGACAAGCAGGTGAAGAAGGTCGCAGTGCGCCTTCTGAACACCAACAACCTGAAGTTCGGCCCTTCGTTCTCGAACATGGCCCGCGTCGAGTTCCGCAAGAATACGGACCCGATTGACCAGGCTGTGCCGCTTATGGACGGCGACAAGCGGTTTGATTTCAACGCAGTTCCCGGGGATGGGGACGGGTACATCTGCCTTGAGCAAGATTACCCCTATCCGTTCTGCGTCGTGGGCGCGTTCGCAACGCTGGAGGTCTACTGATGCTGACCCAGTTCACCCCCGCCCATCTTGCCCTCATCAACTTACAGAAGGGGCAATCCTTCGAAATGGTGACGGAGCAAGAGGCGGAACTAGCAAGCCAGATGGGTCCAGCGTGGACCCTGACGCGGCCTGATGGTCACGTGATCGGGTGTGGGGGCTTTGTAATCACCGCGCCTGAACACGCCATTGGCTGGGCCTACATCGCGCAGGACGCGGGGAAGAAGATGCTCTGCCTTGTGCGCATTATACGGGCAGCAATTGAGAACTCCCCATACGGGCGGGTGGACTTCCTCGTGCATGATGAGTTTCCGCAGGCGCATCGCATGGCGAAGAT